ACGCTTACAAGAAAGAAACATATTAAGAGCATAAAGAACGCACTAGAAAAAGGGAGAGCGAAAGCAATAGCGCAAGTAAGTTCTAAATTGTTTGATAATGCTATAGAAGGCAAAGAAACATCTATCATCTGGTTCTTAAAGAACCGCGACCCAGATAACTGGAAAGATAGAAACATTTTAGAAACCAATCACACGATCAATTTAAGTCATGTTATTAATTCCGCAAAAGAACGAATCCCTAATGCAACTCAAACAATAAAACGCCTTGATGAGTCAATAGATAAAGGCAAGGGCATCTTCTTAGATAACAAGAGCGCACAAGATAATAATGGTTCTGGCTCTCTCTCTCCTTCCAAAACAAAGACAGAATCATAGAGCGATAAGGTGTTATCTTTTTCTCCGCACTTTATCGCTCGACAAAATCGCAAGAACCCCCCTTTCGTTCGTGGCGTGGTAGCGTTATATATATAACTAATGAACTAATTTTTTTTTAATTTTATGAAATACGGTGTAGAAGCAGAAAAAGAACTAATGACCGAGCTATGGTCAATGAATATCAAAGATGATCCATTAAACTTTGTGAAATTCGTCTTTGAGTGGGGAAAAGAAGGCACCCCCCTCGAGAACTTTACTGGCCCTCGTAAGTGGCAAGAAAAAATTTTGCGAGATATTGGAATACACATACAAAGAAATCAAAGCGTAGATCTACCAGAAATGTTCCGCCTGGCTGTAGCTAGTGGTCGTGGTATTGGAAAATCCGCTTTGGTGTCTTGGTTAATACTTTGGATGCTTTCGACACGTTTAGGCTCAACCATAATTGTAACCGCAAACACCGAACAGCAATTACGCTCAAGAACATGGGCGGAATTGGGAAAATGGCTAACTTTAGCTATAAATTCACATTGGTTTAACAAAACTGCTACGACTATCAGACCAGCACAATGGTTTGAAGAAGCCTTAATTCGTGATTTAAAGATAGATACTGGCTATTACTACGCACAAGCGCAGCTTTGGAGCGAAGAAAACCCAGATGCGTTCGCTGGAATCCACTCAAGTTACGGAGTTTGTCTAATTATGGATGAAGCATCAGGTATTCCAGCACCGATTTACAGCGTTTCTGAGGGATTTTTCTCAGAACCGACAGCCGACAGGTATTGGTTCACGTTTTCTAACCCCAGAAGGAATACTGGGCCGTTTTACGACTCTTTTCACAGCAAACGCTCGTACTGGAATCAAGAACAAATCGACTCGCGTACAGTCGAAGGCACAGATAAAGAGCTATTTCAACAAATGCTCGAACAATATGGCGAAGATTCAACAGTCGCACGAGTGGAAGTACTGGGCGAATTCCCTCGTGCCGACGATGACACAGTAATTCCAATGGAGTTAATCAAAGCAGCCGTAGATCGTGACGTAGCTTTATCCGCAAGCGCACCGATTATCTGGGGATTAGACGTTGCCCGTTATGGTGGCGATAATTCTGCCCTTTGCGTACGTCAAGGTAATACAGTTTTAGAATTAAAATCTTTTCAATCTATGGATTTGATGCAACTTTGTGGTGCGATTAAAAACAGATACGATGATTGCACCGCTTTAGAACGCCCACAAGAAATCTTGATTGATGTGATTGGTTTAGGTTCTGGGGTAGTCGATAGACTAGCCGAACAGAACTTGCCTGTGCGTGGCATCAATGTTGCTGAAGCGCCAGCTACGAAAAAAAATTATTTGAATCTGCGAGCTGAGTTGTGGTTTGCAATAAAAGATTGGTTGGCGCAGCGTGATTGCAGACTTCCTAATGATGATGAGCTTGTTTCTGAATTAGCTGCGCCTATCTACAAATATACCTCATCTGGAAAAATAAAACTCGAAAGCAAAGAAGAAATGCGAAAGCGTGGCATCAAATCACCAGATAAAGCCGATGCCCTCTCACTAACGATGGCAAGTTCGGCTGCTTCCTTTAGTGGCAGTATGTCGTTTATGGGGTATAATTTTAGGCAACCTTTAAAATCTAAAATTATACGCATAGGTTAATCAATGGAAACAGATAAAGCTAAAGAAGAAAATCAAGACGAAGTAATCGACACGCAAGAATTACAGAGCATCTTAAAATCCGAAATGGATGATGCCAAAGACTACATCGACCAAATCGGTGAGTCACGAGCAGAAGCCACAGAATATTATTTAGGCAACGAACCAGAAGCAAATAGCTCCCTACAGTCGGAGTTTATTTCTACCGATGTTCGAGATTCTATTTTATTTATGTTGCCCTCAATCATGCGTACGTTTTTTGGTACGAAGAAAGTCGTTGAGTTTGTACCTCGTAATGTTGAGGACATACCTTTTGCTGAACAACAAACCAGTTATGTAAATTATATTATTCAAGAAAAGAATCCTGGTTTCAAAGTTCTTTACGATGCGTTCAAAGATGCACTCGTCAGAAAGTCTGGCTTTGTCAAAGCGTTTTGGGATGACAGCATTTCTGCTGCTACCCATGAATACACCAACTTAACACCAGAAGCCTACATGGCTTTGGTTATGGATGCCGATGTGGAAATCGTCAAAGAAAAAGTTGAAATGCAAACTATGACTATGATTGATCCTACGACTGGTGAAGAAGTTACGCAAGAAACCCCTGCCAGTTACGATGTTACGATTAGACGAGTCAAGAAAAAAAATCAAGTTTGCATTGAATCCGTACCCCCAGAAGAAGTTTTGATTTCTCGTAATGCGAGAAATATTTATGAAGCGCCTTATGTCGCCCATCGTATGATAAAAACTGTGAGCGACTTAGTGGCTATGGGGTATGACCGAGAAGAAATGGAACAATACTCAGGTTCTGGTTCAAACTTGGATGCAGAAACCTTTGATGAAACAGAAGCTCGTAATCCTTATGACGATAATGTTTATACTGATCGTGGTGGCTATGGCAACAAGAATGTTTTATACGTAGAACATTATTTATTTTACGACCTAGATGGCGATGGCATAGACGAAAGAATTAGAGTTTGTACCGCAGGCGAAGGGATTAATGTTATCAATGTTGAACAATGGGATGACTTACCAATTGTTATGTTTTCCCCAGATCCAGAACCACATACTGCAATTGGCTCATGTCCAGCAGACTATGTGATTCCAATTCAAAGAGCAAAATCACAAATCATGCGTGATACTTTAGATTCTTTAGGTCATGCAATCTTTCCGAGAATGGGTGTGGTTGAAGGCCAAGTTAATATTGACGATGTATTAAATACCGATATTGGACAACCGATTCGTATGCGTGCGCCTGGTATGGTGCAACCTTTCTCAGTTCCTTTTGTGGGTAAAGAAGCCTTTCCAGTATTAGGTTATTTAGACGAAGCGAAAGAAAATCGTACTGGTGTTTCTAAGGCAAGTGCTGGACTTAATGCTGAAGCACTACAAAGTACAACCAAAGCTGCTGTGTCCGCTACCATGTCTGGAGCGCAAGGCAGAGTTGAATTGATTTGTCGTCATTTTGCTGAAGGCGGTATGAAAGAACTCTTTAGTCTAGTTAATAACTTGGTTATCAAACACCAAGAAGGACAAGATATGTTTAGACTAAACAATCAATTCGTACCTGTTGATCCTCGCTACTGGGATTCCGATAAAGACGTTACTGTTAATGTTGCAATCTCCAAAAACAGCGATGATGAACGTATGGCAGTTTTAAATAACTTAGCAGGCAAGCAAGAACAAATCTTACAACAGTTAGGCCCAAACAATCCTTTGGTTAATCTGCAACAATATTCAAATACGCTTACCAAGATGATTGAGCTAGCTGGTTTTAAAGATGCACAAAGTTTTATAAACACTCAAGTACCGCCAATGCCACCAATGCCTGAAGAACAAAAACCTGATGCTGCGGAATTATTGGCACAAGCGGAAATCCAAAAAGCACAAGTGCAAGCACAAAAAGCGGTTATTGATGCCGAAACAGATCGTATGAAAATTATTATGGATGATGATAGACAGCGTGACGAAGCCGAAGCTGACATAAGATTAAAAGCTGCGGAACTAGCTGGCAAGTATGGTACACAGATTGATATTGCAGAAATCAATGCGTTGATGGAACGTGACCGAGAAACTATCCGACAGATAGCGAAAACTCAATCACAGGGGTTGTTTAACGATGACTTCAACATCTCCAATTAAGCTATACCATTTGGAATGTGTAGTTGGGGAACACGTTTATATCGGCACAGACATCAAAGCTCGTAGTTTTGAACAAGCAAAATCATTTATGAAATTTTTATTTAAAGATAAAATAGAAGAAGATACAGAAATATTTTTAATTAAAGAAACGACTTTGCACTAATGAAAGATCCTAGATTAAAACGAGCTGGCGTATCTGGTTACAACAAACCAAAAAGAACACCAGGACATAAAACTAAATCTCATGTGGTGGTTGCTAAAGAAGGCAATAAAATCAAAACCATTAGGTTTGGTCAGCAAGGCAAAACTGGTGACAAAACCATGACAAAACGTGCTAAGTCTTTTAAAGCTAGACACGCAAAAAATATTAAAAAAGGTAAAATGTCAGCAGCCTATTGGGCGAATAGAGTAAAATGGTAAAGCCACAACAACATCAAAGAAAATTAACTAAACAAGAATTAAAAAAAATAAAAAAACAACAACAACTTAAAAAACACAATCAACTAAAAAAAGATGAAACGCAAATTCCCCAAAGTACCTAAGACCAAAGGTGGCGTACCTAAGAAGTATGTTGCTGGTGCAAAGAACCCTAAAGCAAGGGAGAAAGAAATAAAAAGAACTGCTAAACTATACAGACAGGGTAAATTAACCCCAGCTATGATGAACAGAATATCTAAACAAAGGAGCAAAAGTGGCAGGAAGTAAGCAAGCAACTATAGATAAATACGCTAAGTCTAGTGGTATTTCCAAAGGCACTCTAGCAAAAGTTTATAAACGAGGTCTTGGTGCATATTATTCGTCAGGATCTCGACCAGGTGTATCTGCGCATCAATGGGCTGCTGGTCGTGTACGATCTTTTGCTACAGGCAAAGGCGGTGCAAGAAAAGCAGATTCAGATTTACTTAGACCAAAACGTAAAAAAAAGAGGTAGTTATGTATCATTCAAAAAAGAAGAAAAAAACTAAAGCTAAACCTAAAACTAAAAAAAGGAAGTAATCATGCCTTTTAGTAAATATTCTCCAAAACAAAAGAAGTTAGCTAGAGTAGCTAAACCTCGTAATAAAATTACTGGTGCTGATTTTAAAAAATTAAAAGCTAAAAAGAAAACTAAAAAGAAATGAAGAAAAAACTAAAAGCACCTAAAGGCTTTCACTTTATGAAGTCTGGCAAGACTTATAAATTGATGAAGCATGAGGGCAAATTCAAACCACACAAAGGAGCTAGTCTAACTGCTGAGTTTGAGGTGCAAAAAACTCATGGTTAAGACAAGTGGACTTTGAGCAATATTATGTTGAAGCATCTCTATTATTAGCAAGTGTCTTAGGTGGACTTGCTCTCAAAGACTATTCTGTTTCTTTTATCAAAGGTCTTAAATTCAAACTAAACTCACAATTCAACGAAGGCGATAAAGTCTTACTTGATGGCGAACAAGCCATGATAATTAAGATTGGCATGGGTACTACTGTCTTTGGCGTATATTCAAAAGATGGTTATACTTGGCGTTACATTAGCAATACCAAGATAGAGAGTTTAAAATTAGAAAAGATAGTTGATAAAGATTTACACGCTGACTCAGCACATGAGAAAGCTATGAAACTACAAAAAATATTAGAAGGTAAAGACGATGATTGATAAATTTTTTAAACCCATTAGCGATTTAATTGGTAAAGCCATACCTGATAAAACTAAGCGTATGGAACTAGAAGCCAGTATCAAAGCGCAAATGATTGATTTGCAAAAAGCACAAACAGAAATAAATTTAGAACAAGCCAAACACCCTAGTATTTTTGTTTCAGGCTCTAGGCCTGCAATCCTCTGGATTTGTGCATTAGGTTTAGCTTGGCAGTTTTTTTTAGCACCTTTAATGAATTGGGCGGTAGTTATTTCAGGCTCAACAATTCAACCACCAGTAATCAATACCGAAGGACTAATGACTTTGACTTTATCTTTACTTGGTCTTGGTGGTTTAAGAACTGCTGAAAAATGGAAAGGTGTTGCTCGTAACAATATGCGAGAAGAAAATGTTAAAGACGTATTAAAACCTTGATATGGTTTTTATGACAGAAATACCAGCAGTCTTATCCGATAAGAGCGTTAGGATATTTGAAGGCCCATTGGTTTATGCCAATGACTTCGCCGAAGCTGAACGTAAAGCAAAAGAAATGAACAAAGATTTAATGGTCGTAGGCGAATACTACATGGCTGAAAAAGTATTATTTGAAGATGAACTGGGAATTATATAAAAACTTTAAACCAGAAGAATTTGCTTGTCAGCATTGTGGCAAGGAAGGTATTAAAGAAGAATTACTCAATAAACTGCAAGCTCTTAGAACTTTTTTAAATTTTTCTTTTGTAGTCAGTTCTGGCTATCGTTGTTTAGAGCATCCTATTGAAGCAAAAAAATCTAAACCTGGTACGCATACTACAGGCCTTGCAGTCGATATATTGTGTCGTGGTACAGAAGCATATAAAATTATTACCCATGCACAAGAATATGGTTTTACAGGTATTGGTGTTAATCAAAAAGGCAATAGTAGGTTTATTCACCTGGATATTGCAGATCATTCGGAAGAAAGACCAAGACCTACTGTATGGAGTTATTAATGGCAAGAGCAACAGTCACAGAAGTAGATAAGCGTTTAAGCTCGCACGAAGCTGCTTGCGAACAACGCTGGAAAGAAAACTATAGACGTTTGGATGCTATTGAAAACGCCATTACCTCAGTTAATAGAACGATTAGAAACACCCTGATATTTGTCCTAACAATATTTTTAGGCGTTACAGGATTTCTACTCCAAGAAGTTATTTACCAAGCCATCTCATAAATTATGCCCTCACAAAAAGAAGTATTAGAAGCCAACGAAGCAGAAGTTATTTTAAATAGCGATGTATTTAAAAAAGCTGTTGCTAACCTCAAAGAAGAATATATGCAAAAGTGGGAAAACTCCTCTGAAGCCGATAGCAGTTTTAGAGAAGATTTACACAAAGCAATCAGAATTTTGCCTGAAGTAGAAAAACATCTCAGGATTATTATTGAAAAAGGCAGAATAACTAAGACTCAATTAGACAAGATAAGAAGCATAACAAGATAATAATTGTTGAGCTTTCCTAGTCTTTTAGAGTAAAATTCAAACATTATTTACACTAAGAGGTAAAAACATGGCAACAACGGAAAAACCGACTGCATTACAAAATAATTTAGAACAGGCAGAAAAAGCATTTTCTAACTTACTGACTCCTGAAGAAGAAGCACCAGTAGAAGAAGTTGTTGAAGCTGTCGAAGAATCTGTAGAAGAAATCGAGGAAGTTACCGAAGAACCAGAAATGGAAGCGGAAGCTGCCGAAGAAGTCGAAGAAACAGAAGAAGAATATCTTGAAGAAGATCAAGATGAGTCACAAGAAGATCAAGTAGAGCTTTTGGATGACGAGCAACCTCAACTTTATACCATTAAACAAAATGGCGTTGAAGTAGAGGTCACACTCGAAGAACTCCAAAACGGCTACAGTCGTCAGCAAGACTATACACGCAAGACTCAAGAATTGGCTAATCAACGTAAAGAGATTGAAAGCCAACAAGCAGAGTTAAGGCAAAAGGATGACATTTATAAGGATTTGTTACCGAAACTTGAAGCTAATTTAAAAGCTGAGTTAGGTGAAGAACCAGATTGGAAAGCTATATATGACGAAGATCCTATTGCTTATGTTCGTGAAAAAGACGTTTGGAACGAAAAACAAAAACGTCTGGAAGCAGCTCAAGCTGAACAGCAAAGAATCAAAGATGAGGAACTTGCTGAACAGCAGAAACAAGTTAAAGAATTTGTTGAGTTTGGCAACCAGCAGTTATTGGAAAAAGTTCCTGAGTGGAAAGATGCCGAAAAAGCTAATTCTGAAAAGATAGCGATTAGGGATTACGCCATAAATGTTTTAGGATTCACGCCACAAGAAATGGATCAAGTTTATGACTATCGCATTTTGTTAGGTTTAAGAAATTCTTGGTTGCATGATAAAACTATCAAAGCAACAAAGAAGAAGCCGACACAAAAAGCACCAGCCAGAGTAGCTAGACCTGGTACTGCCAATCAAGTTAAGAAAACAACTCCTTTGAAAAGGTCAAAACAGAAATTAGCTAAATCTGGAAAAGTCCAAGATGCAGCTAAAGTTTTTGAAAATTTAATTTAATTTCTAGCGAAAGCTAGAGGAGTATATAAAAATGGCTAAAGTCACAAACGCCTTTGATACTTATACTGCGACTGCTGACAGAGAAGAATTAAGCGATGTTATTTATAACATCTCTCCAACAGCAACTCCTGTAATGAGTGCCATTGGTAAAAACAATGTAAAAAACGTGCAATTCGATTGGCAAGTAGAATCTTTGCCATCCGCAAGTGCAACTGGGAAACTTGAAGGTTTTGAACTTTCAAGAGCAGCTTCGACTGCTACAACTAGAGTAAGTAACGTCTGTCAAATCTCAAGCAGAGATGCGACTGTTACTGGTTCACAAAACGCTTCTGATGCTGCTGGTAAAAGAAGTGAAATGGCGCACCAATTAGCTCTTATGGCTAAAGCGTTGAAAAGAGATATGGAAGAAGCCTTAACTCAAAACAATGCAAAAGCTACTGGTAACGCTACTACTGCTAGACAAACAGGTGGTTTAGAAACTTGGATCACTACTAACAAATCTATCGGTTCTGGTGGTGCTTACAATGGTAGTGGTGCTTCTACTACTGATGGAACGCAAAGAGCTATAACTGAAACTCTTGTTAAGACTGTCCAACAGTCTTGTTTCACTAATGGTGGTGAGCCTTCATTACTAGTTGTTGGCCCTCACGTGAAATCAGTTGTATCTGGTTTTACTGGTAGAAGTTCAGCTAGACAGTTTGTAGATGCAAATACTATTGAAGCATCTGTATCTATCTACTCTGGTGATTTTGGAGAACTACAAGTAGTTCCTTCAAACAGAAGTAGAGCTAGAACTGCCTTACTATTAGATCCTGAGTATGCAAAAGTTTCTTATCTTAGAGATTTTGAAACTATTGACATCTCAACTATTGGTGATGCTGAAACTAAAATGATAGTAGTTGAATTCGGTTTAGAAGTGAGCAACGAAGCTGCTCATGGAGCTGTGTACGACTTATCTACATCATAAGTTTAATTAAGGGGGGTGAGTAATCACCCCTCTTTTTTAAGATGGCAAGAAGAACAGTAATAGACACTAGAACAAACTTTGTTAGCGAGTTTGCTACAGAAGATGACAAGTTTGTTTATCACACTAAACAAAACGTAGCTCCAATTTTGAAGCACGTTAAAGACTTACAAGAATTAAAACCAGGTAAAGAATTACGTCATGTTGCGGAAGTACCTATGGTAATATATCAAAAAGCTATACGAGAAGGTTGGGCGAACGATAAAGCCAAATGGAAAAAATGGTTGAATGATCCCAACAATAAACTTTTTAGAACTTGGCAAGGTAAAGTATGACTTACGATGAATTAAAAACACAGATAGCAGATTTTCTAAACAGGAGTGATTTGACTTCTAAATTGGATTTTTTTATTGATGCTACCGAAGGCGAACTCAACAGAAGATTAAGAACTAAAGATATGGTAGTTAGAGCAACTGCTACTGCCGATGGTCAATATTTATCTTTACCAACTGATTGGTTAGAAGCTATAAACGTAGAAATAAGCTCTGGTGATTTCACACCTTTGCTACAACAATCTATAGAATCTTTAGATGTTTATAGAAAGGCTAACGACAATACTTCTGGACAACCAGTATTTTTCTCTATTGTTGATAAAAGTTTAGAGTTAGCACCTACACCTGACACAAGTTATACATTACAATTAACTTATTATGCTTCGATAGCAGCGTTGAGTAGCACAAACACTACCAACTTTGTATCGACTGGACACCCAGACGTTTATTTATATGGTTGTCTAAAACACGCTTCAATCTACTTAATGGAAGATGAACGTGTAAATATGTTTTCTCAGTTGTTTGAAAAAGCACTAGAGGAAATGAGAATGGAACAAGAACGTGCTGAATTTGGCAAAGGCTCTTTAATACCAAGAAGAAGAACTTATGGCAAAGCACACAAAACAACTTATCATTTTAAGAGTTGAGGTAAGATATGTCAGGATTTAGTGATTATTTAGAAGATAAAGTATTAGAACACGTATTTGGTGGTAATGCTTTTACAGCACCATCTACTTTATATGTGGCTTTATATACAGTAGCACCATCTGATACTGGTGGTGGTACAGAAGTTTCTGGCGGAGCTTACGCTAGACAAACAGGAACATTTACTGTTTCTGGTACAAACCCTACAACTGCAAGTAACACAGCAGCTATTGAATATCCTACAGCTACAGCCGATTATGGAACTGTTGTTGCTGTTGGTATTTTAGATGCTTCTTCAAGTGGTAATTTATTAGCTTACTCTACTTTAGATTCCTCAAAGGTCGTAAGTAGTGGGGATGTTTTTAGATTCAATGCTGGAGATCTTGATATAACGCTGGCGTAACATCATGGCCAGTATCGGCTATAATCAGGGTTACTACAGTAGATCCAAATATAACGACTTAGCACACCAAGCTGAAGCCACAATAGCTGGCGTTAGCGGTGCTAGTGCAACCTCAGTTTTTGTTGTTGATGGCTCTAGTACCATTTCTGGTACAAGTGGCTTTAGCTCAATAGGTACACAAGTAGATTTAGGTACAGCAACAGTTCAAGCTGTATCTGCGTTTAGTTCTGTAGGTACACAAATTGATGCTGGTAGTGCAACCATAACTGGTGTTTCTGCCTTTAGTTCTACTGGTCGTCTAGTTATTGCTGCTTCACAAACTATCGCAGCAACTTCTGGCTTTACTTCTATAGGTACACAAATAGATCGTGGTGCTGCTACCATTGAAGCAATCTCTAGTTTTAGTTCTATTGGTGGGTTAAAATGGACAGACCAAATAGTTGCAGCAGATACTTGGACAGAACAAACTGTGGCAAGTGATACTTGGACAAACCAAACAAATCCGACAACTACCTGGACAGATTTAGACGAACAAGAAGTAGCATAATATGGCAGACACAACAACAACCAACTTAAATCTTACTAAACCAGAAATAGGCGGTGCTGAAGATACTTGGGGTGTATCAATAAACTCCAACTTAGATACTATTGATGCGTTGTTTGGTTCTTCTGGCTCTACTGTAAATTTTGGTAGTGTTCAAGTTGCTGGCACTAATGGTGTCAATATTCAACAAGGTGCTATTTCAATTAAAAATGGTGGTACACAATCAAGAGTAGATTTTTATTGTGAATCTTCCAATGCTCATTATGCAAGATTACAAGCACCAGCTCACTCAGCATTTAGTGGTAACGTAACTTTAACTTTACCTGCAAGCACAGGTAGTTTAGTTGGTACAGGTGATTCTGGAACAGTAACAAATACCATGCTTGCTGGTTCAATCGCTAATGCAAAACTAGCTAATTCTTCTGCAACTCTTAATTCACAAACTTTAACTTTGGGTGGCAGTTTAACTTTAGACACAGATAACATTGGTGAAGGCTCTAGTAATTTATATTTTACGAATGAAAGAGTTGATGATCGTGTAAATGCTTTATTAGTTGCTGGCTCAAACATAACACTTACTTATGACGATGCAGGAAACACTCTTACTATTGCAGCTTCAGGTGGTGGTAGCGGTACAGTTACCGAAGCCTTCAAAACTATTTCAGTAAGTGGCCAAGATAATATCGTTGCTGATAGTGCAACTGATACTTTAACAGTAGCAGCAGGTAGTGGTATTACACTTACTACCAACGCTAGTACTGATACTTTAACAATAACAAACTCAGGTAGTGCTTCAAACTCATTTGAAACAATAGCTGTAAGTGGACAATCTAACGTAGTAGCAGATTCAGGCACAGATACTTTGACTCTTGTAGCTGGATCTAATATGACAATAACAACTGATGCTTCTACAGATACTATTACTTTTGCTTCTACAGCAAGTGGTGGTAGTGGCGGTAGCTCATCGTCATTTACAAAAAATACATTTACAGGTGATGGTTCAACAACTGCTTTTACTTTATCTAAGTCTGTATCTAATGAAGATAATCTTATTGTTTTTATTGATGCAGCCTATCAAGCAGATAATGTTTATAGCGTATCTGGAACTACTTTAACTTTTGCTACAGCACCAGTTAATACCAGGCTAATAGAAGTCTTTATTATAGAAGGTGGTATTGTAGGTACTGCACCAGTCATAGACACTATGACAGGTGATGGATCAGATACCACACTTGCGTTATCAACTACGCCTGCTTCTGAAAATCAAACTTTTGTAACTATTGATGGTGTTGTGCAACACAAATCAACTTATTCGGTATCTGGTAGCACACTTACCTTTTCTGAAGCACCGCCAAATGGTAGTGCTGTTGAATGTATAACTTTTGTAAATGTTGCATTGGCTACTTTTCAAGATGCCGATGGCGATACCAAAATACAATTAGAAGAATCTGCTGATGAAGATAAAATCAGATTTGATACTGCTGGTTCTGAACGTATGATAATTGATAGCAACAAATGGTTCTGATTATTGTCAAATTCACATGACAAATGGAACTTCTGGTAGTACATCAGGAGATGGTTTAACTTTATTTACTAATTCTACTGATGCAGGTTTGATGCAAAGAGAAAATTCTTATTTACTTTTTGGTACTAATGATACAGAAAGAATGAGAATTGATTCTTCTGGTACTTTATTCGTTGGTGGCACAGCTCATTATTCTGGCGGTTCAAATGCAGATGACGCTACTCTTGCTGTCAATGGTTCAATAATAAGAACTGGAGTGCAAGTTACAGATTTTGACGAAGCGTATGTAAGTTCTAGTAGAGGCATACTTGAAGGCACAAGCACTTACCAGGCTTCTAACAGTCCACTTACTGACCATTCAGGTGCTGGAAACTTTTTTCATCTGACTGCTAAGACGACAGCGACTAGTGGCTCTGCTTCAAATAATTATATTCTTCAAGTTGCTTATGGACTAACAGGTTTGCAATACACAAGGTACAGCAGTAATAATGGAAGCACTTGGAGCAATTGGTTAAAAAGAACTTAATAAATTAAAGTAAAATAGAATAATGGCACTAACAAAGATTACAAGAGCGATACTAGACACAGGTATATCAGACAGTTCTGATGCTACGGCTATCACGATTGACAGTAATGAGAATGTTGGTATTGGTACTACAAGTCCTGCAGAAAAATTAGAAGTTAATGGCAATATAAAATTTGGCGACGGGCATACGATTGGCAACGGCGGTGGTGATAATCTACATTTAGAGTCAAGTACAAGCGAAAACATAGTTTTCAACGCAGCAGGTGGTTTTACAGTTTTTCAAGGCGGTGGGACAGAATATGCAAGATTTGATGATTCTGGAAATTTTATTGTAGGCAAAACAAGTTCTGTAGCAGCAGGTGCTGGAATTTATTTATCCCCTTCTGGTGCTTCATTTTATACTGTAAATAATACTGGTGCTGCAAACACCCTTCATGTTTACGATAATGTAGATAGTGCATATAGATTTTATGTTAGAGCAACAGCTACTCAAGCAGGAACAATATTTGCAACAAATGAAGATATATCTGGTATATCTGACGAAAGATTAAAAGAAAACATAAAAGATTTAGAAACAGGTTTAACTGAAATTATGGCTTTGAAACCAAGACGATTTGATTGGAAAGAAGGCGAAGGCGATGGCACTAAAAACAATGCAGGATTTATAGCCCAAGAGGTAGAAACAGTATTTCCTGAGTTAGTGGACAATTATTTACATGATGAATTAGATGATGCTAAATCTTTAAGAAAGGGAGGCATACTTCCAACATTGGTAAAAGCAATCCAAGAACAACAAGAAATTATAAATAATCTAAAAACTAGAATAGAGGCCTTAGAAGCATGACAACTAAAATACCTGTAGAACTATCAAGCACTCCTGGAATATCCGATAGTTCCAACGCTACTGCTATTACTATTGATAGTAGTGAACACGTTGGTATTGGTCATACGACTCCTGATTTTCCATTAGTGGTAAGAGATGCTACTACTAGTAATTATTTAAAAGTTATCGGTGCTACAAATGGTAATGCTGGTATAGCTTTTGGTGATGACGATGCTGAATTAGATGGCGGTATTTTATTTAAAAACGACACAAAAGATTTAAGATTTTTTAAAGGCGGTTTTACAGAAGCAGCAAGAATTGATTCTTCTGGTAGCTTATTAATTGGTTCTACAACTTCAATAGCTTCAAACATAGGATTACAAGTTACAGGTACAGATGCCGCAGGATTTATTAGTTTGTTTAGAGATGATTCAAGTGTAGTTGCAAATGATGATCTAGGCGGTATTCTTTTTTATGGCGATGACAATAGTGCAACAACACAGTTAGCTTATATGAGAGCAACCGCAGAAGGAACACACGCAGACGGAGATAATCCAACAGCTATCAGATTTGGTACTACAGCAGATGGTTCAGAATCAGTAACAGAAAGAATGAAAATTGATAATGCAGGTCGTGTAACTATGCCATATCAACCTGCATTTGAAGCAACAGTTGGTACAGCTTTTACTGGTAATGGTACTGTTTCAGGCTCAGAAACCTTTATTTTTAGTAATGCTAGAGTAAATGTTGGCTCTCATTACAATACTTCAACAGGCATATTTACTGCACCAGTAACAGGACTTTATCAAATTAATTATTTTCTAAACCCTTCATCATCGAATGTTACAGCTCGTTATTTTAGAGCAAAATTAATAAAGACTTCTGGGGGAACTGATACTGATATTTATAATGCACATTGTACAATTAATAATCCTGCTGGTGATGCAGACTATAATATAGTTTCAGCTAGTGGAGTTGTATCTTTGACTGCAAACGATACACTTAAAGTAGTATTTGGAAGTTCATTAGCGACTAGTAATTACACTTTTTATGTAAATTTGGCTTCTTTTTCAGGATATTTAATAGGGTAAAATATAAAATTTATAACAACAATTTGACGAGGTAAAAAATGGCAATAAACTACACATGGAATGTAAGTACTGTAGATGTTAAAGAAATAGACGGCAACGCTGATACTGTCTTTAATGTTCATTGGCGACTAAATGCTGAAGATGATGCAAATACTGTAAAGGACTTTTTAGGTAATGATGTGCCTATTTCTGTTTCAGTATATGGCACACAATCTTTAGATACTTCTGATCTATCAGACTTTACCGATTTTGCAGATTTAACTACAAGCGATGTACAAGGTTGGGTTGAAGAAGCTATGGGTGAAGATGAAGTTCAAGCTAAAAAAGATAATCTTGATGCTCAGATTAAAGAGTTAGTAAATCCAACAGTACAAACAAAAACTATAGGCGGTTAAAATAATATATAATTTCTGATTATGGCAGATACATTTACTACTAATTTAAACTTAACCAAACCAGAGGTAGGAGCTTCTACTAATACTTGGGGTGGAAAAATCAATACAGATCTCGATGCTGTCGATGGTATTTTTGCTGCTGCTGGCGATGGTACGTCAGTAGGCCTTAACGTAGGCTCTGGTAAAACTCTTACAATTGGTGGCACTTTAAAAATTGGCTCTAATACCGATGCAAATATTTTAGTAGCAAACGGCACAAGTTTTAATCCAGTAGCTTTGAGTGGCGATGCAACTATAAGCAACTCTGGAGTTCTTACTTTAGGCTCAGATGTAGTAGAACAATCAATGATTGCTGATGATGCTGTAGGTGCAGATCAATTGGCTGCTAATGCGGTAGTCAATGCGAGTATTGCTGCTGCTGCTGCTATAGATGCTACAAAAATAGCAAATGGCAGTATTAGTAACACAGAATTTCAATATTTAAATGGTGTTACTTCTGCAATACAAACTCAATTAAACTCTAAAACTACTGCAAGTAGCACAACTACTTTTACTAATAAATCTGGAAATATATCTCAATGGACAAATAACTCTGGATATTTAAAAGCCACAACAGGAACAAATGGTTTGGCTTCTAATTTTTTACAACAAACTGAAGGATATATAAAATTTGCTAATGGCTTTATTATCCAATGGGCGACTCTTAATACAGTTTTTGGTGGCACTTGGACTTATCCAATAAGTTTTCCAAATCAAGTTGGACACGTTTCTAAACACGACATTAGAACAGGTTCTTCTAGTAACGGAGAAAACTATGTTCATAGCATAACTACTTCAAGTTGTGTTTTTATTAGTGGTCATAATGGACAAAAAACTTTAATGGCAATAGGTTGGTAAAATGGCTAAATATGCTCATGTAGATAAAAACAATAAATTATTAGGTTGGTATGACAGCGAAATACATGAATCTATACCAGAACCTAAAATTTTAGTTACTGAAGAACAATGGCAAATTTCTATACACAATAATCACGACTATTGCGGTAATGATGGTGTAACTAAACATACAAACACAGAGCCTACCTCTGAACAAAAAATAACTGAAGCAAAAGTATATTTATCTGATACAGATTGGTATGTAATTAGAGAAGCAGACTCAGGTAAAGAAATGCCTAGTGAAATTAAAATTAAAAGAGCAGAAGCAAGACAAACTATTGATGATTTGTCTTAAAGGATAAATCATGGCTTTAGTACAAATAACACCCCCAGCAGGAATAATAAAAAATGGCACAGACTATGCCAACAAAGGTCGTTTTGTTGATGGTGATTTAGTACGTTTTGAAAATGGTTATCTTAAACCTTTGGGTGGTTGGACATTTTTTAGATCTAATCCAGTCGGTACATTTTTTAGTGGCACAGTAACAACTGCTTCATCAAGCGCAAACATAACTGTAACCACGACTGTTACACATAGTTTATTAGTTGGCGATACGATTGTCTTAGAAGATTTTGCAGCTACAGGTGGCATTACTGCCAATCAAATCAACACAACTTTTACAGTAGCAACTGTACCTTCAACCACGACATTTACTGTCGCTACAACTGGTACTGGTACATCTGCTGCAACCTCTGCTGCATCAAGAGTTATTCAACCAGCAGTTCCAATAGGTATGTATTCTTATAAAACCAATAATGGCGAAGAAGTCTTAGCTATTGGTACTAGATCTGGTGTAAATGTTTTTTATGATAATGCTTGGTATGACATCACACCTGCTGGCTTTGTTGGCGATGATGTTATTACTTCAACTGGTTATGGCGCATATCATTATGGCGTGGAAGATTGGGGAGATGCAAGAAGCACGTCTGGAATACAGTTTGATACTAAAAGTTTTTCATTTGCTAACTGGGGTGAACACTTAATATTTTGTTTTGCAGGCGATGGCAAAATATATCAATGGCGACCTGATGCTGGTAGTGGCAGTCCAGATACAATAGCTACCGCAGTAACCAACGCACCTACTGGTTGTCAAGCAGTTATTGTGAGTAATGAAAGACATTTGATAGCTATAGGTTCTGGTGGCGATCCTCGTAAGATAGCTTGGTCTGATAGAGAAGATAATACTACTTGGACATCTTCTGCTAGAAATACTGCTGGTGATTTACAAATAGCTACAGGTGGTCAAGCAAATTACGCAGTTAAGTTTGGTAACGATATTATTATTTTTACCGATGTTGGTATAAACAAGCTGTACTACACAGGTAGTCCGTTTGTTTATGGCATACAAGATGCTGGGGTAAATTGTAAAGCAATCAGTCCAAGATCAATTACATCTTCTGGTGGGTTCTTATCATGGATAAGTGAGAACTCTTTCTTTACTTACGATGGTAGAGTTAGAGAACTTAAATCAGATGTCCATGATTTTATCTTTGACAACTTACAACAAAACACTCAACAAGCTACCTTTGGCGCACACAACATTGACTACAACGAAATTTGGTGGTTTTTTCCAGTAGGAGATGTAGATCAACTAACGCCAAACAAATATATTATTTGGAATTACTTAGATAATGTTTGGTCTATTGGTGAACTTGATAGAGGTTGTTGGATAGATCAAGGTGTTTTTGCAAATCCGATAGCTTGTGATTCTAGCGGTTTTGTTTATGAACATGATAAAAGAGCTTTGTTTAATTCACCAGGATTAGGCACAAGAAAACCTTTTTGTCTTACAGGCCCATTGGAAATAGGTAATGGTGATCGTGTTGCACAAGTAAATCAAATCTTACCTGATGAAGAAACTACAACTTTACCAGCGATAACTTTAAGTTTTACTGGTCGTTTTACACCATTAGGTACAGAAACAGACTTTGGTAGTTTTTCTTTCAATGCTGATGGTTATACCGATGCTAGATTTTCTGCTAGACAAGTGCAGATGAAAATAGAAGGCGATGTCACACAAGACTTTCAAGTTGGCAAGATTAGATTGGATGTGCAACCTAGAGGTCGTAGATGATAGATCCTGCTAGTAAAAGCCAATATATACAAAGAGTAACTAATGCCAAAGTAAGTTTGACTACTACCAATGCAACTACTTTATTTACTGCGCCATCTGGCTCAGATTTTGATTTTGCAGTTATTGAGTCTATTTTAGTTAATAACAACAATGCTGCATCAACTACTTTAAGTGTTACTTTGACTGATGCTAGTTCTAATGTTTTTAATATTTATGACGATTTTACTGTCGCAGGCAATACAACTGCTGAATTATTAAGTAGAGATTTAGTTTTACAAGCAGGCGAAATAATTAAATTAACTGCTAACGATGCTAATAGAATTATGGCAATAACCAGTTTAGTTGAATATGCAAAGGGTGATTAAAAAAGAAGATTGGGAATTACAATGGGATTATTGCAAGCAATTTATTCAGCCTGCTCTAAAACATCAAGATTCCTATACAATAGACGACATAGAAGATAAAATAAGACATGGATTTTTCCATCTGTGGCCAGGTAAGGAATCAGCTTTTATAACTGAGATTGTTACTTATCCACAGCACAAAGTAATGAATTTATTATTTTGTGGTGGCAAATACGAAGAACTAGAAGCAATCTTAGCTTCTATTGAAACTTTTGCTAAAGCCATTGGTATAAAAAGATTATATGGTGGTGGTCGTAAAGGTTGGCTTCGTAAGATTGAACATCTCGGCTTTGAACGAGAGTATATGATTAGAAAAGAATTATGAGTAAAGGCGCAACAACACAAACAGCAGAAGTACCTGATTATCTACAAGATCTTTATACAGAAGCATCTAGGCGAGGATTAGAAGCTGCTGATATACCTTTTCAGCCATACACAGGCGAAATGGTTGCTGGTTTTACACCAGACCAAATGCAAGCTATGCAAGCAACTAGAGGATTATTCGGTCAAGCTATGGCTCTTGATCCTAGAAGTAACTTAGCTGCTTTAGCAAGACAAGGTACACCTACTGTGCAAGCTGCATCTTTACTTGATACTGACATAGCTCGCTATCAAGATCCTTTTACAGAACAAGTTTTAGAGCCTGCATTAGCAGATATTCAAAGACGACAAGATATGGCGCAACAACAAGCGCAATCCAGAGCAATAAGAGCTGGTGCGTTTGGTGGTAGTCGTTCTGCACTTATAGAATCAGAAGCTACTAGACCATTTGCTGAAGAAGCAGCACAAACAATCGCTGGCTTACGTTCAGCAGGTTTTGGTCAAGCGTTAGGCATGGCTGAAAGAGATGCAGCTCGTAGGCAACAAGCAGCGATCAATCAAGCAAACTTAGAACTAAGAGCCAGACAACAACAAGCTGGTTTATTAGGCGGTGAATTAG